TCATATTCCTATCGCCATGCCATGGGGCATGGATGGGGCAAAGTCCGATAATTTCTGGTTCAACATAGCAATCTGATCGCTGCTGCTGTCGGCCATCCAGGCGCCGTAAACATTGAAAACCATCTGGGCGCTGGCATGTCCCATCTGGCTGGCAATGAAACTCGGGTTGGCCCCGGCAGACAGCGACCAGCAGGCGTAAGTGTGTCTCGACTGATACGCCTTGCGGTGCCTTAAACCTGACCGTTTAAGCGCCGCATCCCATGAGTCACCAACTGAATCGGCTTTGTACAGGTAACCTACGCTGCCACTTTTTTTAACCAACTGAGGATTGAACACAAATGTACAGTCGTGAATGACCGTTCGGCCATACTCCCGCAGTTGTACCTCAACCTGATACTGCCTGCCTAACCTGGTCATTTCCGCCTGGTTCCTCAAAGCGTCAATGGCTGGCTTGATCAGGTGAACGACCCTGTCGGTACCGGCTTCGGTTTTTGGTAGAGTGAAATCACCGAGTTTCGTATAATTCCGGCGTATGGTCATCGTTCCAGTTTTCAGATCTATGTCTTCCCATGCGAGGGAGACCAGCTCACCGTGACGTAATCCTGTGTATACCGCAATTGACCACAGGTTTTTCGTTTGCTGATGCTTGCAGGCATCTATGAAGCGAACGAATTCATCACGTGTGAGCGGATCTGGTTCTATCCTTGCCCTCTTTAGCGGCTTGATGCCGTTAAACGGGTTTTCACTCACATAGCCATTATCAACAGCGAACTGAAACATACCCGCGATCGTGGTCATGTAGTAGTTTACCGTCACCACACTCAACCCTTTATCCCCCGCCAGCATATCCTTCCTGATATAGAGAAGCTCTTCTCTTGTCACAGACGAAACCAGCTTCTTCGCGCCAACCTTCGGCAGCATGCTTCTCACTACCGATTCATACCTGTTTATGGCGTTAGCGCAGATCTCCATCCGTTTAAGCTCAAGCCATTTTTCAGACAAATCTTTCACGGTGATATCTTTCTTGCCGATGCCGAAAGTTTTCAGGTTTGGCGAATTGGGGAATTGCGCCGCATAGTCAAAGGTCCCCATGCGGATAGCGAAACAAACTGACGTTCGCAGTTCCCCTGCCACCTTCCTGTTTTTAGCGGTGTCAGGGACACCGAGATTTTCCCTGACACGCTTACCTTTAAAAATGAACCATATGCGGAGTGATTTTCCGTGGTTCTCAACGCCCGTTGGGTATGATTCTTTACTCATTTATCCCTCCCGACGTCCAGGAGCGTTGCAAGTTTACCTGTTTCATACCGCCCGATCACCCAATGGTTGCTTTTGCGCCTGAATCCATGCGTCCACCGCTTTGCGGTTGTACATGCATTCGCTGGTTGGCTTTGGCTCTCCTTCAGGGGAAACGTGCTTATACTCCCGGCCAAGCAGCCAGGATGATTTACGGGCCCGTGTAATAGTGCCGCGCTTCATCCCGGTGACCGCCATCAGCAAGTCCTCTGAAACCCATTCGTTTGGCTCGATCTGGATAATTGTCTGCATTTATCACCTCCGATGCTTGCCGCGTAATTCCTCTTCTTCTTGACAGTCAGCGCAGCGCTGACAACCCGCCACCAGTTCCCGGCGCCGCTCGGGTATCTCTTCCCCGCAGTCGCGGCAGTGAGTAGCTGAAACTGCGTTATGGTTGATGCGCATGTTCTGGATGGTCATTTCCAGCCGGCGCTCTGCCAGCTCGTAGGCCAGATCGATGATTTCTGGCATGTCAGCGCTCCTTTATCTTTCCGTTCAAAATGCCGATTTCCACATAGAGATGGCTTGGCGTTAACCCAAGCTGCCTTATCAGCGGCATGCATCCGTTGAGGATCGGTCGTGATATCTCGTCACAACTTAAAGCGGGAGATGACCGCCGTTTTGCCTTAACCTCATCGTTAGCCCTGCGCGCGATGCTTCTGAGCGCATTTTTATTTTCTTCTGGTGTCATGCTGCCTCCCACTTCTTGTTGAGATGGGGTGCATTCGAAAGGAAAACCGCCCTTGCAAATCCAAGAGGCGTTGCGCTGCGAATGTTGGCGCGCTCGTCGCTGGGTGGGCATTCGTGAATACGGTTGTCCGGGTACCAGTCAGTCACCAATCCGGCAAAGGACGTTCCGGATATGGACTCGATCGCCTTTTTCTTCGGCATCATGCGGCCGCAGGCCAGCTTCACGGCGTCGATAGCCGCTTCAACCATCGGGTGCATATTCTCTGCCGGCGCCTTGAAGCCGTTACCCGTCCAGAGGCATGTCTGCTTCGTGTAGTTGTCATCCGCGCACAGCCCAGTGAACTGGTACGGATGGAACGTGTAATCGGCCGAGCCGAAGATGCTACTGAACACGCTCACCGGGTTTTCGAATGCCCACGGGCAGCCAGCCGCCAAGCCAACCATCCGGCATTGCTCAGCGACCAGCGCGGCCTTGCCCTGGAAATGCGGGTCTTTGGCGCGCTTGGACTCGAACCAGCGGGACCCGGAAACAGCCACGTCCGTGCATGGTGGGAAGCCGATGACGATGACGACGTTTTCAGAGCGGATAATCTGAGATAGCCTCGGCATCGCCTCAAGGATGGTTGCCGATATGCGCTCAACAGGACCGTCGATCGAAGTTTCAGGGTGCTGCGGGTCCACCAGGACGGCGCGATAACCTGCTTCGACCCATGGCTCAGCCATGACGCCAGTGATATCGCACAGGCAGATAATGGTTCCCTTGCTCATGCTGCCTCCGTCTTAACAACGTCGATGGCGCATCCAGGTATCAGCTCAACTGAAGCGGTGGCGCACTGGTTGCCCCAGTGACTCCAGCCTGGCGCAGCGCTGCGGCTGAAAAGCTCAATCCGTGGCACTTCGCCGTAGAGCAGCTCCAGGCGGTGGCGAACTTCCCACGGTTTCTCGCTGTGAGCGCCGAGGGGGCTGTAGACCACCTGCTTAATGCCGGCGTGCTTGCGTTCCAGCCCGGCGCCGCGGGTGGCGATCAGCACGTCTTCCGTGTTGGCGCGGGTGTGGTTGCCGCCATTCATGCGCGTCTCTGCATTCAGCAGGTCGAGGAAGTCGTAAAAGTCGGAGATCTCTCCCTCGGCCAGAGCCTTGGTAATGCGCAGCTCGGCCAGCTGATTCAACTTCACCCAGGTGAAACCCTTCATTGTGCGCACCGTAAATCCCCAGGCCTCGGCTAGCTCGATCGCCTCCTGGTTGTGAGTGCCGGTGTACCACATCGCCAGAACAGCGTTATCCGCTGCGAGTTCCCACACCGGGAGCCGCTTCATATCGAGCAAGCTCATGGTGGGGTAGTGATCGACAGCGGCGCCGTTGCTGATCGTGTTCCCGTAAGACCAGGCCGGGTCGGCATAGATAAGTGAGTAGCGGGTCATAGGACTGACTCCATTTCATCAATATAGAGGCCAGATGCGATAAGCCGGCGGCGCCGGGCCGCTTTATCAATACATTTCTGGCGGTTGCCAGAGGCGGCCTGAGCTATCGATCGCTTAGTGAACAGGCGAGTTTTACCCTGCGGGGTAATGACCTTTGGCCTTGTGATCAGGTCAAAGGTGCGATCACAGATGCCGTCCTCGTTGAGCCAGGTTTCCGATGCGATCAGCTGCGCAATGCGGCCTTCTCCCCTGGTTATGCCGTTCGCTACTCGGTTAAATTCGACGAGCGTCACGCCGAACTTCTCCGCTATTTCGCTGCCGGTTACAGGGCGGCCGCGCGTCTGAATCATCCAGATCACGCGCTCGCGAAGGCCGGAGAATTTCCCGACCTTGCCGGGTCTGCGGTAAAATGGAGTGCGTTTCATTCGATCTCCAGTATCATTCGCTTAGTCTCTGCCACAAGGGAGAGGAACTCATTCCTTCTCGCGCGAAGGCGGGCTATTTCTGATTGGCACTCAGCGGCTGTCAGACGGTAAACAATGAGTTGCTTTCCGTCAGGGAAATCAGAGCAGTAGCTGATGAAGTCAACCCAATCCCGGCCAGAGCAATCAAGGTGGCCGATTAGTTGCCATCTGTATGCCGGATCGAAGGCGCCGCGGGTGAGGGTGGCGTAGTGAGTGGCGGCAATTACCGACTTAATCTCAATCACCCCATCCCGGCCTACGAGTCCGTCTGGACTATCCCCATACGTTTCGTGATCAAAGAAACCGCCGTTATCCACGTCGACGAAGTTCATCTCTTCGTACAGCATGCGAGCGATTGGCTCCTGTTCGTGGCCGCGCTCCATATGGTCGTTTGTGAAGCCAAACTCAGACTTGCACCCTTTAATCTGCTCAAGAGCTAACTGAAGCGCATAACGCTTGGCTGGCTCACCAAACGCCTTGCCATCGTTAGCCATAATCAAGCCGAAGTTTGAAGCGGTAGCCTTCCCCAGGCGAAGAGCATCCCACTCTTCCCCGTTTTGCTCGACGTCATGCCAGATCATGCTGAGCACTCCTGTTCCAGTTGGCGGCGATGCTCTGGAGAAATGTCCATTCTCGCCAGCACTGCATCCAGGTTGCCATCGCGCTTGAAGGCGGCCTTAGCGTTATTCCATGCCTGCGTTTTTTCCGGCGAAAGCACAGGTTTTGAAACGCGCGCTGGGCTTAAGCGGAGACCTTCAACCGATTCCTTTCCGAACCTGACATTTTTATCGACGTAAACAGTGACTTTCACGCCGACCCAATCCTCAAGGAATGGCGATCCGGTAATGCTTTTCAGCATCTTGCTGTTGGTGGCATTCAGGATCATTGGCTTAAGCTTTTCGCCAGGGCGCAACTCGCGCTCCTCAAAATAAGCGGTGTTAAAAACGTCTTTAGTTTTTTTGGTTTTGTCGCTTTCTAACGTTGCCCGGGCGATCGTCAGCACCGTGGGCTCAACGATGTCGGCGCTGCTCAGATAGGGAGAGTCAAAAGCTTTTCGGTAGTGAGTTTTAGATTCAGACATTTCATGCATCCTTAAAACGGGCAGCCGGTGCGGTGATCCCAGTCGTATTCCGCCTGGGCGTAAGCTATTGCTGTGCGCAAATCGTTGTATACCTCGACAGCCTTATCGCTACGGAGGCCTTCATATGGAAACGCCCTGGACGATGCAGACTGGCGCAGTGCCGCGTAAGGATCTTCCGGAAGGCTGTCAAAGACCTCTTTTGCCCGATCGTCAATCCACTTTTCCTTCTCTTCGGTGAGCAACTGTTCAGCCCATTTCCGTTCTTCGATAGCGTCGTATGCGCGGTATGCGTTCATAGCTCGCTCCTGAAATTTGGTTGTGAAACGCCCGGCACCGTAATGGCTGCCTGATAGCTCAGTTAAATTCGTGCGCTGATATGCGCGGTTAATGCGTCCCGGCTGGTACCAGGTTCGGTTCGATATTGCGTGAAGCGTATGGCCGGCGGATGTGGCGCAGATTGCCCTGCGGCTCATGCCAGTAGCTGCCGTCGCGATAGTCGAAGCTGACCAGCCAGGCGGCGCCGGTGCGGTGATTGCGCATCATCACGGCGCGTCCGCTGTTAGGAATTGAGTTAGCCATTGAACACCCCCGTAGCGTGCAGAATTTTGATAATCAACGCTGTCCAGATAACTCCGCAGATCAGCAGGCAGTAAATCAGTGAACGAATGCCTTGTTTGCTCATTTTCCACCCCAGCATGCGAAGCTAAAAAAAAGGACAGCAACCAAAAACGGAACGACCTTTAACCAAAAATTACGCCATGCAGGCTTGTCTTCTTCGCGGATCATCTCTTCACCTTTGCCTTATCGCGGCTAACGGGACGTTTTGACTTCACCCCGGCGTTGCCGGTGTTGTTTGGATGAGATGAATATACAAAACGTATTCATTACTTGCAATACAATACGTATACTTATTTTTGCTTATCAAGATAACATTTTGTATTTTATGGAGGTTTATTTTTGTAAAGCGTGCTGGTAAGCTCAAAAAAACGCCAAAGAGGGTAGCGCCATGTCGAATGAGGATGAATTTTTCGCAGAAATGCACCCGCAGATAGCGCAGATTATCGGGATAGCGGTTATGCAACTGCTGGTTGAGAAGCGCGAGCCATCAAGAGAGGCGCTGATAGAGATGATTCAGGTGTTGTGGCAGGGAGACCAGGTAGATCTGTCTGTGGAGCTTGCACTGGATGTGCTGATGCTGCGGGAAGAGTAGGGCCGGTAGTCAACAGCTTGCCAGCAGTGATGCCGTTAACCATGGGGATCGGGGCGATGTTCAAATGGTGGGCAAATGAAGATAAAAAGTGTATATTTTCTAAATAATCAATTACTTGTGTTGGTGGTCGGGTGCTGTCCGATATGGATCGGAAGGCACTAAAAACCCGGCTCGGTGGCCGGGTTGCTCTATAGACTTTGAACCAGTGTCTTGATAGCTGTTCCATATCTTTCAAGTGGCTCATTATTGATCTGAGGTTCTGTGTCGTGAATTTGGTATCTGCCCGGGGTAATATCAAAAAGAGGTCGCCCCAAGTGTGAAGATACAATTGCAACAGAGTGATTGTCTGGCACTGTAAAAGTTTTGAGTTCTCCACCTTGAAAGGAGTTAGGCTTAATTTTTCTTAAGTTTTCAGCTCTTAGCATTATCTCATTGAACATTGCTGAGAATGCCTTGCTTGCTCTTTTGTCATACTCAGTAGAACGGTTGAAAACCAGGGAGTGAATGACGGGTACGGAAATCCCGAAGTTTAAGCATCTGTCATAGAAGTTAACTGCCCTGTAATCGTTCTGAACTCCTACCCCATAGACCAGCTGGCTTAGGTTATCAACAGCACGAGCAGATGAGCCATCGCTCGAGCATGGAACAATGATCGCGTTGGCTGCTATAAGAGAAAGCTCTGTATATGCCGAAAAGCTGGGGTTACAGTCAATGAAGCAAACAGTATCTTCAATTCCCTGCTGTTGTGCGCATGCCACAAGTAAGTCACGCAGCCATAAATGGATGCTCTTCCAAGAATCTACAGGAAGGTTAACGCTGCTCAACTGGTTAATAACCTGAGCTTGTACCTCTAAACTTGGGTCGCCAGCGATCAAGAAAACGTTGGCTGGTATATGGGAATTAGTTTCATTGGCATGAATCAGGTAACTTGTTTCAGCCCCAGTAATCATGTGAGGGCTGCGTGTTCTGCGGTCGAAATATCCACCAATAGTTTTACGCTGTTGGATTAATGCTGCAAGTCTGGATGCGCCAGTCCCATTACCTCCAAGCAAAATTTCAGAAAGGTTTGCCTGGGGGCACATGTCCGCGAAAATCACACGTTTTTCTGGATTCTGGCGAGCATACTCTGTCGCCATTGCGAATGATAGATAGGTTTTACCTACTCCACCTTTGTTGTTCCAGATTGCATATGATTTCATGGTGTCATCAACGCCTTGTGCTGCTTGTTTTGCTGTTATAGTCATATTAACAGTTCCTTATTAACAATCTAGAGGCAACCCTTTAGTTTCATATGATTTATGGTTTGTTATTTTCCTGAGCCACATCACCTCTGTTACCTCTCATCATCCAAACACCTCATCAGGCCACTTACTGGCTATCCATGCTTCCTGTACGTCTGCGGCATTACCAAAAACACATCGAACTACCGGTCTGGCTCACTCAAAGTCATCGCGCTCATCCTTCTGCTTGAAGAAAACTTTATCCAGCCTGAGCACTATCCCAACCAGTCCGATAATCAGCAAAGTAATGAGTATTGGGATAATCAGATCAGACATGCTTCCTCTGTGTGCTAAGGCTTTACCCATGCTTCCTGTACGTCTGCGGCATGCTGCCGATCACACAAGTCTCAACTTAGTTTCTACAGCCACACCAATGATTCGACAGTTTCCGTTGATGGGAACCAATGGCCATTGAGGGTTTAAGCCCTTCAGGTACTTCTGTCCCCCATCAATAATCAGCTTTTTGAATGTCGCTTCGTTTGATTCGGATAGCTTTGCGATCACAAGGCTGCCATTTACTGGCTCTCGGCCGGTATCAAACAAAACGTAGGTACCCTCTGGAATGCTTAGCCCGACTGGTGACGTCATGGAATCGCCTTCAACAAGCAGCCAGAACGCTTCCCCTTGGATATGTGCATTCGACTCAAGCCACAGATCAACATCTTTGATGGAATAAGGTTCTATAGCCTCTCGCCACGATCCAGCCTGAACACTACTAAGCACTGGATATTCGTTGCCGCGCTTATAGGGCCCAACGTACTCAACATCACCCTTGATGTTTTCATCAATTATCATGCCGCCAGCACCCACAGAAAAATTATTCTTGCCGAGGAAGCGAAGAATTTTAGCTATGTCCTCCAGACTGGGCTCTCTCCTTGCGTTGAGCCAATGACTAACGGCACCTTTGGTGATCCCGAGATGCTCTGCCAGCTCTTCCTGGTTTATGCCCTTCGTTTTCATCAGGGACTTTGCTAGGTCATACCATTTCATGCTCATACCCAAATGATACAAGTTGTATATCTTTCTTCGAGTCACAATTTGTATATTTACCTTGCAAGAAAAGAATACAATATGTATATTAAAACTGTTTAGAGGAGACCCGACATGAACAATCTAAGCAAGATCAGACGTCGAGCAGGGCTTACACAGCGCCAGATAGCGACGGAGCTTAATCTGACGGCCGGCGCTATCTGCCATTACGAAAACGGGAAACGGGATCTCAGTATTGAGCAATGCAGAAAGATTGTTGCTGCGCTCAACAAATACGGAGCTTGCGTCAGCATTGACGACGTTTTCCCCCCATCAAAAGCCAGTGCCGCCTAACCGGCGGCCTTTCAATCAACACCAGAGGAAGTATCACAGATGGAGAACGCAATTAAACGCAATAAGGACAACGCACGTCGCATCGAGACATGGCTGCTGAATCGCATCTCTCTCATGGGAGGGAAAAAAGTGGCCCTGGCGGTAGGCGTCAATGAATCGCAGGTTACGCGCTGGAAATCATCGTGGGTGCCGAAAATGGCGATGTTACTGGCTGTTCTTGAGTGGGGCGTTGTCGACGACGACATGGCCCGCCTTGCAAAGGAGGTAGCAAAACTTCTCAGAAAAGAGATGGCCCCAAAGTGCTCGAAACACTTTGAGGCCTGATGCGAATTAACTGGATCAATTCACAGGAGTAATTATGAGTTCACTTTACCAGCTTTACAAGCACAAAGACAAAAACGGCACCGGAACGGTGGTTAACAAAACTTACACCGTTCCTTTGTCAGAGCTGTACGTCGAGCCCGGCCTGAATATCCGCGAAATCGACCAGGATCACGTCGCAGAATTCCGCGATGCGTTTATCGCTGGCGAATCGGTGCCGCCGCTGGACGTCCAGGTTACCGAGAAGGGCGTGAAAGTTATCGACGGCCACCACCGCTATTACGGAGCCATTGAAGCGACGAAAGCAGGTGCTGACATCATCCGCCTTGAGTGTAAAGACTTCGTCGGGAACGAAGCTGACCGTATCGCCTTCATGGTTACCCGGAACCAGGGCAAGCCTCTCACTGCTCTGGAACGCGCAGCTGCATATCAGCGTTTGAGAAACCAGGGGTGGGAGCCGGACGAGATCGCGAAGAAGGTTAAGCGTTCTCTGTCCGACGTCGACTATCACCTGCATTTGCTGACCTGTGGAGAAGAGCTGATCAGCATGGTGCGTGCCGGCGAGGTATCCCCAACAACCGCGGTAGCACTATCCCGCGAGCACGGCCCCCAGGCGGCCTCTGTAGCTGTTCGCCAGATGGATAAGGCCAGAGCGTCAGGTAAATCGAAATTAACCCGCAGCGCGGCGCTGCCGCAGTTTAGCGCAGCAAAGGCGCGCCAGTTTCTCCAGATAGTCGCTGATCAGGCTGACATTGAACTGCCAGCTGATGCGCGCGCCATCCTGGACAACTATCGCGAATTCCTGAAAGAGGCCGGCTGGGAGAGTGAAGCATGAACACCGCAGAAATACTCAAGTTTCCCGGCGCCGCGCCGGGGCAATTCAGGAGCAACCGGATGGAAAACCAGAAATCTGGCTACATCCCGTTGTACCGGAGCGTTCTCAAGCAGTCCTGGGCAAAAGATGTTTACCTTAGAACCCTGTGGGAAAACCTGCTGCTTAATGCTGCTCGTCAGCCATTCAGAGCGACTTTCAAAGGTCATGAGTGGTCACTGCTGCCCGGTCAACTGGTGGTCACAGCGGCCGATTTAGGGCTGCAGCTTTGCGACCGGAAAGGGAATCCTACTAGTCGCGATTCAGTGGAGAGAATGCTGGCTGTTTTTGTACGCGAAGGGATGATTTCTATCGAAGGTGAGAAGCAAAAAGGGAGAGTGATCACCATCACAAATTTTGCAGAATATGCTCAAAAAACAGACAATTTACCCGCACATGAAGCCGCACATGAAGCCGCACATACTTGCGCACATGACGAGCCCAGCAATGGCGCGGGTTTGAAGGTGGTACCCGCACATGATGGCGCACATGAAGCCGCACAAACAACCGCACAACATGAACAAGAAGGTAATAACAAGAATAAAAACATTAAAAGATCTTCGTCCGAGAATTCTGGCGAATCCTCTGACGTCCGCCTGAAGAAATTTTTGTCTGCTCATCCTGATGCTGCGGTTTACACACCCAGCGGCAGCAAGTGGGGAACCGCCGAAGACGTCCGCGTTGCCGAGTGGATTTTCTCCAGGGTCAGGATGATCAACCCAACCTGCAAAGCCCCTGACATGACCGCCTGGTCAAACACGGTTCGACTGATGCGTCAGATCGACAACCGCAGTCACCAGGATATTTGCGGCATGTACGACTGGGCGAGCAAAGACTCGTTCTGGCATCGCAACATCCTGAGCCCTGATGCGCTGCGCAAGCAGTGGGACAAGCTGACCATGCAGCGCAGCGCGCCAGGGGTTCAGGTTGCCGGGAAGCCAAAAGTCGATCTGAACAACACTGACTGGATTTACGGGGTGCTCGAATGAAATCAGTCGCTGAAGGCATGCACAACTTCGACCGGGAAAACTTCCAGCGCGTGGCTGCCGGGCTTCCTGAAATGCAGGACGAGCAGGCAGTAAAGCGCCAGGCGGCAAAGACTGCGGAGATTTTCAACGAACTGTTCCGCCAGTTGCTAGCTGTGTTCCCGGCACTGGCCAGCAAAACACCCGAGGAGATGAACGAGATGCGCCGGCAGTGGCTCCTGGCGTTCAAGGAAAACGGGATTGTCTCCATGGAGCAAATCAACGCCGGAATGCGCGTTGCCCGCAAACAGGAACGCCCATTCATGCCATCGCCGGGTCAGTTTGTCGCCTGGTGCAAATCGGAATCAGCCGTATCCGCCGGACTGCCTGATGCAGTGGAGCTGGTCGATATGGTTTACCAGTACTGCCGGACTCGCGGGCAATACCCGGATGCTGAGTCCTATCCGTGGCCAGAGCACAACGTCATGCCGGTCACGCTGAAGCACAAGGCCTGCTACTGGATGGTTACTGGCCTGTACGCAGATATGCGCGCAAACGGCCTCAGCGACGCTGAGTTGCGCCGCAAGGCTCAGGATGAGCTGATGCGTATGGTGCGTCGTTTAAACGCAGGAGAAGCGATTCCAGAGCCGGTTAAGCAGATTCCAAAACTTGGTGGTCGGCCATTAAGTCAACAGCAGGGGTTAAACAAAATCGCAGAAATTCGGGCGAAATTTGGACTGGGGAGAGGCCGGTCATGAAAAAGAACTCGGGCAAACAAGCCGTTATTAACTTCATCGGCCAGCATCCTGGCTGCAGCTTTCAGGATATCCGCCGCGGTACCGGGCTTGACTCTTCAGTGGTCAATTCCTCCCTGTGGCAGATGCACCGTGACGGCCAGGTTAAGCGTGCGGGTGAGTGCAGGAGCTATCGCTACACCCTGATCGACACAACAGCCGTAACCGAAAGCGATCCATCTGTTCAGTATCGCCAGCGTCCTGGCGGCGTAAACCCAATGACCAACCTGTTTAACCAGTGCCTGGCGGGAGTAAGAAAATGAATATCGAAACAGTAAACGAGCTCATCGCCTCCCTGGAGAGCGCAGGCGAGCTGTCGATCAGAGAGCAGAAGTTCCTGAAGCTGGCTAAAGAGTTTCGCATTTGCAGTGCTTCACTGGATGCCGCCATAAAAACCGGGAATATGCTGGCAGACCAAAATGCTCAGCTGGCTGCGGAGAATGCGGCGCTGAAGTCGAACCTGATGTTCTGGGATGCCGACAACCCTGAGTTTCCATATGACAGCCCGGAGGAAATAGCCAGCGAATGTAGTCTCAACTACAACGAAGAATTCGTAGTGCAGGTTGCCGCTAAGTTGCCAAACCGGACCTATAGGGTATGTGAAAGCTGGGAAAGCGATTGCAAGCTGGAACTGGTGGAGGGCGCGGACCTTAAAACCCCCGCCACCGATCGCATCGTAGCCGAAGCCGAGGCGCGCGGAGTTGAGAAGGCTATCGCTCACCTGGAGAAGAAGTTCAGCAATATCGGCGTGCAGATTATGAATCTGCAATGGCTGGCTGGTTCGCTGCGAGATGGGGACGGAAAATGAGCATCGCCACTTATCTCAATACCGGTTTAGCCATTCTTGGATGGGCATACATCATGGTCAAAACAGGCCAGTGGATTACCAAAAATGCTCTTAGGCAGTGGGGCAAGCGTCGTAAGGAATCTCGCCGCCAGAAAGCTGTGAATGAGTTTTATGACGCCTTTGAGCTTAACAGCCTGGAACCTGGCTATACCGTTCGCCTGGCCACTAAAGGCGACCTGACAATCATGATGTTCCGCAGCGAGGGGGCCGACAAATGAGCAACCGTTTTTACATGCTTTGCACGCGAGAAACTGTGGGGAGCAACGCCTCGTTTCATTGCCATAACGGAAACGGATACAGCTCCAATATCGACCGCGCGCACGTTTATACGCAGGAAGAGGCGCAGAGATGCTGGGACTACGGGAGAGAGATTGACCAGCCGATTTGCGCTGATGCTGTTGATGCCCTGGCTGTATGGCATGTGGATTGCCAGTACATCCCATGCGATAGCGTGGTTGAGCAAGGTTGCAGCGCATACGTTGCGTATAAAAAAGGTGACTGGAACGGGAACGATGTTTACTGGTTACAAAGCGGAGGGTTGCCAACCGATGATTTCAGCAAGGCATTCGTTTTTGTATCCGCCAACACGGATGAGCCAGGCGTTGTGTGGCTGCCCTTCCATATGGCAGATGCAGTAAAGCGCCGCACGTTCAATATCAATGATTTCAACCGCCGAACTATGGTTCAAGGTGCCGGACTGGTGATGCCTGAATGGCTAAAAAAATACAATCGCAGACAGAAGGCAAAAAGTGGAAAGGTTCGCTGGAACTGCCCACATTGTGGCCGCATTACCTGGCAATACAACCCATACGACTTTGATGGATGCAGCAATTATAGCTGCGAAGGATGGCGAGCATGACAACTGATATCACCGAACTGGTGCAGAGAGCCAGAATCAACGCTGAATGTGGTGAGCATCTTTCCCCGGCGGAGACCATGGAGCTGGTAGAGGCACTGGAATCAGAGAAACGTATTTGCGCAACGTGGAGAAAAACAGCTAAGTCGACCGGTGAAAAGCTGGAGAAGGCGCAGACCATCAACGCAGCAGCCGAAAAACTGGTCCGCTGCAAAGGTCGCTATCACAGCGAGCAGAACTATCGCGCACTGGCGGCGCTGTTTGGCGCGAACACTCCAGATCTGCCGCCGCTGGAGCATGAAAACGTCCATTATGCCGATGCTGCAGAGATGGAGATTGCAGCGCTCCGCCAGCGCATCGCCGAGCTGGAGTCCCGCACCGTGAAGCTGCCACAACGTCTTCAACCCGGTGCTGATGGTTATGACGACTGGTACGTTCACAGTGACGATGATGGGGAATATCTCAAGGTTGATGATGTGCTGGCAATGCTAACCGCCGCTGGCATCAAGGTGGAGGCTGAGTGATGTGGATCCTCATTATCTGGATGTTCGGCGCTTATGGAAACCCGACCATTACCACTCAAGAGTTTCAAACAGAATCCGCCTGTCGAGCAGCATTTGCCGAAGTGAAAAAGGTAAACAATGCCGACGTTTCTCTACGTGGCGTATGCACGCCTAAGGGTGACCAATGACCAAATCAACCATAACCAGAGAGCGCTTGGAACAACTCGCTGATAACAACACTATCTGCAAAGTTTCATGGGATGAGCGGATCGAACTGGCACAAATCGCGCTGGCCGCAATGGACAGCGAGACGGTTGAGATGCCTCTCGACTACCTACAGGGACACAAAGACGGTCTGGAGTGGGCCGCTCGACTGGCAGAAGCCAATCACCCTGACACCGGAGACTGGCTTTACGATGACCCTATCGAGCTGGCAAAAGCCATTCGCAAAGGTCCAGATATGCCGCCAGTGCAGCCGGTAGCGGACAGCGAGCCGGATCGCAATCCTGTGCTGGCGTATGCCGACAGTTATCGTGATATGGCGAAACAAGGTGTTGAGTCAGTCCCAATATGGAGCGTCATCACCGACCTCGAGCGCAACATAGCGCCGCTCTATCGCCACGCGCAACCAGCGCCGGTAGTGCCGGAGGAAAAACCAATTCCAAATACACTGAGCATGTACGCCGTGGATGCAGTAGCAGCCATCGCTGAGGTGAAGGGCTGGAACGCCTGCCGCGCCGCCATGCTTGCAGCCGCCCCGCAGTCACCCGGTAGTGAACCCGCTACCGTGCCGGGTAAATGGATTCCGGTAAGCGAGCGGATGCCAGAACTCGGGGATTGGCTTGTTACTGATGGCTGCGACTTCGATGTGCAGTTGTTTAATGGTGAGCAGTTTATTCCTGGCTTTGTGTGGGAGGACAAAATAACACACTGGATGCCGCTGCCGGCCGTGCCGCAGGAGGTGAAAGGTGAATAAGGTCGAACTGCTTGAGAAGATATCGGCGCTCGCTACTGAATGCCACACACTGGCTTGTGAGCTTGATATTGGTGATGAGCGAACCGAAATGTTCGAAATCTACGGCGTGCTGCACAATCTCGGTCGCCGCGGGTACGCCTGCCAGGTAGGGCGGCGAATGAATCCACTGCTCGCATCCTGCGATGATGACGAGGATGAGGAAGATGACGATTGGGATGAGGATGAAGACTGATGCCTAAATCCCCCGCAGAACGCAAAGTCCGAATAGAAGGAAAATTGTAGAAAATAAAACGCCGGGTTACCCCGGCGCTCCAGTTTGCTGTACGATCTGGGTTTCCCCTCAGTCACCGCTTATCCGTTATCCGGAGATAATGGTTTCGATATATGCCCGGGGTGACTATCTTCGTTGATCAGCCAAAAGGCTAATTAACAGATATCGCGGGTAAGTTCAAAAACTGGGTCAAGGCTTACCTCCTTAGCGACACAGCTCGCATACTCTAATACACTGGACTTATGATTCTATATTTTGCTGGCGAAGTGTCAATCAGGAGTAAATAAAAATATCACAGTGGAACATAGCAGCCAAAAGCCAGGAAGAACGCGATAAGGTCAACGTAGACCTCGCGGCATCCGGCGTCGCCTACAAAGAGCGCCTGAACATGCCGGTTGTCGCCGAAGTGGTGGCCAGAGAGCAACCAGAACACCTACGCGAGTATTTCATGGAGCGCGTCCGCTACTACCGCGAGCAGAGTATCCAACTTCCCCGCGCATCCGATCCGCGCTATCTGGAAATGGCTGAGCAGAACGCCAAGAAATAGCGATTTTCTCGTATATGCTCATTTTGCATTTATCCCCGGGAAGGGCGATAATTACTTAGTCAGTCTGGACAACTGACAACTTTACCCCGGCGCCAAGTGGGGACACATGGCGCAAACACTGCAATTTGAGAAGAGTTATCAAAACGTACTGATTCCCGCAGAGCCGGGAACCAGCGAATACCTGCAACTTATCCCCGTAGGGCAACTGCTTTGCGGTGAGTTCCGCAAGCCCCGGAATTACGCATTCCACAAGAAGTTCTTCAAGCTTCTGACTCTCGGGTATCACTACTGGACCCCTTCCGGTGGACTCATTGAGCCCGCTGAGCGCACCCTCATATCCGGGTTTATCGACTTCCTCTCACCCGAATTCGATCAGCGCGCTGCGCTCCAGAACGCCGCGGAGATGTATCTCTCCTCTGTCGGTATTTCTCGTTCCCGCGATATGGCGCTGCTAAAACACTTCGAATCCTTCCGCGAGTGGGCAACCATTCAGGCTGGCTTTTACGACGAATACCAGATGCCTGACGGCAGCCGTCGTCGTGTCGCAAAGTCGATCTCCTTCGCCAGCATGGACGACAGCCAGTTTAACGGCGTCTACAAATCAGTGCTGAATGTGCTCTGGAACTACATTCTGCGTCGCAAATTCCACTCGCCGGCTGAGGCTGAAAACGCCGCCAGTCAGCTGCTGAGCTTTGCGGGGTGATGGCTATGCAATGTCTTCTCGCCAAAGTAATGGAACGCGGCATCTTCCGCGTGCCGGCGCGCCGCAAGCGCAAGGTCGAAGTTAAGCCTTCCGACATCCCGACCCTGAAAGACTACACAGCCCGCCTGGTCGATAAGAAGTGGCTACGCCTGAGAGCACGGAGGCCACATGCGTAAACCAGCACGTCGTAAATGCGCCCACTGCCGCGAATGGTTCCATCCTGCCCGGGAAGGGCAGGTGGTATGCAGTTTTGAATGCGCCAGCGCGATCGGCAAAAAACAGACAGCAAAAGCCCGGGAGGCGGCGAAGGCCAGGGCGGTGAAGCGCCAGCGCGAATCCGAAAAGGAAGGTCGCCAGCGTCGCCGGGCCAAGCGAGAGTCATTCAAGACAAAGGCCCAATGGGATAAAGAGGCTCAGTCAGCCTTTAACCGGTATATTCGCATTCGTGATGAAGGTAAGCCCTGCGTGAGCTGCGGAAACCCGCTTATTGGTAAGAGCAACTACCTGACCGGCAGCGCAATTGACGCCAGTCATTACCGTTCCCGTGGTGCGGCGTCGCACCTGAAATTCAACGTGTTCAATGTCCACTCCGCCTGCACCCGCTGCAACCGGCAGTTGAGCGGCAACGCTGTTGAATATCGCATTCACCTGATTGAACGCATTGGCCTGGATCGCGTAGAGCGCCTTGAGGCTGATAACGAGCCGCGCCGGTTCGATATTCCCTACCTGCAGCGAATCAAATCCATATTCACCCGCAGAGCCCGCGCGCTGGAAAAGCGCCGCGCCCGCCATCAGGAGGCCGCATGAGCCGTGACGTTATCGAACGCATCCGCGACCGCTGGCAAAAGCTCCGCCTCTGCCGGCACCGCGGAACCGTACTGGTTGACTACAAAATATTACGCAATTTCGTCCGTATCTATCATACCCAGGGAGAGACAGCATGAAACTGGAATTAACCAACGAACAGCACCAGTGGATAGATCAGTGGCTCCAGCTTTGGGGCGCGTGGTGCCAGACAGGGAAGATAGACAAGGCGATGATAAATATGATTGCCAAGTTCATGGCCACCGTTGAACCGCAAGCACCATCAAGGCCTGTATGCAGCGATGATGATGGGTTGCTGATTGATGCCGTAATACGACATTACCTGAAAAACGTAGATGAGAACGCATGGAAGGTGATTTTTGCCTATTACGTCTGTAACTCAAGCGAGATAAGGATCGCTTCATGGCAGCATGCTGTGAGCAAACCTCGCCTGATGAAGACCCGCGCCGGAAACCAGTATAAGCACCCGAGCATTTCAACCATCCGCCGGGAAGTTAAGCAGATTATCAACGCGGCGCTCTTCTGCCTGTACCAGCCGCTGCAAAATGCGTTTAACGATCGCGAAAGCGTGAGGAAAATTGCAAAAAATAGTCATAACGTGCTTGCATTTCAATGAACAAATGAGCAATATATTTAGTGTAGGTTGCCGTATTTGCGTTTGACCTATCAGAACACCGAGCCCGAGGTTAGCGCCTTGGGCTTTTTTGTATCTTCAACCCGGTCAGGGCTCTTGGGTAGATACGTGCTGCACGACACGTCAAAGCCCTTCCGCGCAGAGCCCTGAACCAGATTGCATCTGTCGTAGTTTGGTAATTACGTCTGGCTTCCAACCAGAATATGCGGGTTCGATCCCCGCCAGATGCTCCAATCCCTCTACCTTGGGACCATTACGGCTACCGCCGTCACTTTTTACCCTTGGTATTCCTTCCCGCCTTGAGCGGGTTTTTTTATTTTCAGGGTCCGGGAATCACCCTCGACGCTTTGTTGGTAAATCAGCCCGACGGCCCTGAACCTTTTACTGACTACAGATAGCACCCCGAACGTTATCGGAGGTGGAGACTATGAAAATGCCTGACAAAATCTTTTCGGCGGCCTCGTACTGCACGTCAGGCGGCCTTATATGCACAGGGCTCGCAAGGACCTATGACTGGTTTCATGGTCTTGACTGGAATTTTATTGCCCTGGCCAGCGGCGTGATAATCGGTGTAGCGACATACCTGACCAATCTCTACTTTAAGCGCCGCTGGACGAAGATGTATCAGCAATCCCTCGATCGTGGCTATGGTGGTCCACCCCCCGCAGGATGAATAGCGATGGCTAACCTGAAAACGAAACTCAGTGCGGCCATGCTGGCGCTTATCGCTGCTGGCGCATCTGCTCCCGTTCTCATGGATCAGTTCCTGAATGAGAAAGAGGGCAATAGCCTCACGTCATACCGCGATGGCGCCGGTATCTGGACGATATGTCGTGGAGCGACCCGGGTAGATGGAAGACCTGTAACGCAGGGGATGAAGTTAACCCAGGCCAAATGCGATCAGGTAAATGCCGTCGAGCGCAATAAAGCGCTGGCATGGGTTGATCAGAATGTGCGGGTTCATCTTACTCCTCCTCAAAAGGTCGGAATTGCCAGCTTCTGCCCCTATAACATCGGGCCCGGTAAATGCTTTCCTTCCACCTTCTACCGCAAGCTGAATGCCGGTGACCGTAAAGGCGCCTGCGCTGAAATTCGCCGGTGGATTTTTGATGGCGGAAAAGATTGCCGCGTGCGTTCGAACAATTGTTACGGCCAGGTCTCTCGTCGTGATCAGGAAAGCGCACTGGCATGTTGGGGGATAGATGAATGAGCCGATTAGCAGCCATTATCAGCGCCATTGTGATCTGCCTGGTTGTTTGCCTTGGGTGGCTGGCAATGTATTACCACAATGCTGCTGCTGAGCAGAAAGCCCGAGCCGATGACGCCGAGCAGCAGGTAAACGCAGCGCAGGCGATCACATCCAACGTTCTGACCACCATGACCATCTTCAACACCATCGTCGAGGCCAATCAGCATGCAAAAGAGCAGATCGCACTGGACGCATCGGGAGCCTCGGCTGATATCCGGGTTGCTGTTGCGAATGATGATTGCACTAATCGCCCTGTGCCTGCTGGCGCAGTTAAGCGGCTGCAACAATACGCGAACGGTCTACGTCAAAGTACCGGTGGTCCCGTTACCAGCCAGCCTGACGGCTGACACTCCGCAACCGGAAATCCCTGACAACCTGACGTGGGGCCAGAGCCTGAATTTAAACGTCAGTCTGCTTTCAGCGCTTGGCCAGTGCAACCGGGATAAGGCTGACATCAGGCAAGCAGAGAAAAAACGAGCCTCGCAATAGCGGGGCTTTTTTATGCGCATCTCACGCGCACATCAACGAGAGCCTTTCAGTAAGCGAGCCTGAGAAAAGCCGTTATAGGTGGCGACCTCTCTCGGGCGGCTTTTCTGTGAGACAGGCTCACTTTCTAAAAGGTAAAGACGCTATGAATAATCCGTCAGTTATTCCGGCCTTCGACTTCCGCGAAATGGTCACGACCCTCGACAACAAGATAATCACCACATCACTCAAGGTGGCAGATTACTTTGGCAAGCGACACAAAGACGTTTTGCGTGCCATACGTAACCAGAAATGCTCCGATGACTTCACCCAGCGCAATTTTGCGCCCATTGATTTCATTGATAAAAATGGCGATGTTCAGCCTATGTATAACATCACCCGCGACGGATGCATGATGCTAGTGATGGGATTCACTGGCAAAACAGCTGCCGCAGTGAAGGAGTGTTACATCAATGCCTTCAACTGGATGGCCGAGCAGCTAAACCGGCGCATGGCGATGGGTGAAGAATTGCAGCATCGCTACGCCATCAAAGAAACGCGCTCAAAGCTGAAAGGCACGATCGGAAGCCGTTTGATGAACGAGCGTAAGAAAGAGAAGCGCGTTCTGGAGCTCGAGCATGAGCACATCATGCAGGTGACGCAGCCAGAACTGCTGATTGGCTGATCGACATTACAGAGCCACTTCCAGAGGTGGCTCGATAATGTCACAACGAGGTAAGGACTATGGCAAAACCGGACTGGGGAGCACTGCAGCACCAGTTCCTCGCCGAGCATGCCAAAACAGGAATATCCCCGAAAGACTGGTGCGCAGTGCAGGGACTGAATTACTCATCTGCGAAACGCTATATCAAAGTAACGACTTACGGTGCGAATTCGCAAAAAAAAAGTGCGAATAAATCTGCGAATTCGCAGAAGGAGAAAGGCGGGGCCAATAAAAACGGGAAGGTGAAAAAAAACCAGCCCGACACAGGCGCCCGCTCAAAATCTCCAGAAACGAAACCGATACGCGGATCGCGCACCGCTCCGCCGACGAACGCTTTCCAGCCTGGCAACCAGAACGCATTAAAACACGGTGGATATGGTCGCCGGATGCTGCTCTCTGACGCTATCACCGAAGATGCCCAGATGCTCACGCTCGACGATGAGCTTTTCTGGCTGCGTGCGGCGAGCCTGACAGCCGCGGAGAATATCGGGCGCTGGCAGACAGAGCTGGAGATAGCCGACAGCGAGCAGGCCAAAGATCTGCACGACCTCATCTCTCAGGCGCAAAAAGCCATGCATCGCAACACTGCGCGCATTGAGTCGCTGGAATACACCAAGGCGGCGATTATTAAGCAGCGCGTCGATGCTGCTTACCGCGAAGCTGCGACCGAAAAGGTTGAGCTCGAAATCGATGTGCTGAAAGACGGCGATAAGGATAACGCGATCGTCGTGCATAACTCGCTGCCAATCCCGGGAAGATAAATCATGGCCGACATTTACCTACCCACGCTACACAACGGGCAGTTAACGGTATGGTTTGAATCCTGGGATCACCAGTTGAATGCGGTTCGCTGTGGTCGACGCTGGGGGAAAACCTTCATGCTGTCGAGCGCTGCGGTGACCTACGCAACGTCGCAGTTTCGGCGTCCGGGCATGGACATCGAGCTGGGCGGCCGGGTCGGTATCTTCACTGCCGAGTATCGCCAGTACCAGGAGATCTACGACAAGCTGGAAGAAATCCTGTTGCCGCTGAAAAAGAGCTTCAGCCGGCAGGAAAAGCGCCTGCTGCTGAAGAACGGCGGGAAGATTGACTTCTGGGTCACCAACGACAACAAACTGGCCGGTCGTGGTCGTGAGTATGAAATTATCCTGATCGATGAGGCGGCGTTTACCAAGTCGCCTGAAATGCTGAAGGAAATCTGGCCGAAGTCGATTAAGCCGACGCTACTGACGACAAAAGGCCGGGCCTACGTATTCTCAACGCCTGACGGTGTGGATGAAGAAAACTTCTTCTATGCCATCTGCCATAACAAAGACCTCGGCTTCCATGAGCATCACGCGCCGACGTCATCAAACCCCTTCGTTCCTCCTGAGGAACTGGAGAAAGAGCGACAGAACAACGACCCTCGCGTTTTCCGGCAGGAGTTCCTGGCCGAGTTCGTCGACTGGTCAGCTGCGTCGCTGTTCGACGTCCGCAAATGGTTCGAGGGTGAAAACCAGGATCAGCCTGTCGATTACCCTGAGATGTGCCAGGCCGTCTTCGCTGTCATGGATACCGCCGTTAAGGGTGGTACTGAGCACGACGGCACGGCGGTGGTTTACTACGCCGTCGACACCCGGCCTGGCATTCAGCGCCTGACCATTCTCGACTGGGATGTGGTGCAGATCGACGGCGCGCTGCTGGAAGAGTGGATTCCGTCAGTTTTCACCCGTCTGAATGAGTTGTCCGGCCAGTGCGTCGCTGTAAATGGCAGCCTCGGCGTTTTCATTGAAGATGCCAGCATGGGCAGCATCCTCCTGCAGAAAGGTGAAAGCCTGGGATGGCCGGTCAACAAAATTGAATCCGCCCTGACCAGTAAAGGGAAGGACGAACGCGCCATTATGGCCTCCGGTTATCACTACCGCGGGCTGGCGAAAATATCCCGATACGCCTACGAGAAGACGGCCGTCTTCAAGGGCGAAACAGCAAACCATCTGCATAAGCAGGTATCACGATTCCACCTTGCCGATAAGAACGCGCACAAGCGCGCCGACGATTTGCTGGATGATTACACCTACGGGCTGATCATCGCGTTCGGTAGCGGCGACGCACTCTAGCGAGAAAACCAATGAACGAAGATGATATCGCAATCGGCAGTTGCTCGCCGGAGCTGATCACGCTCCTGGACAGCGAAGATATTCAGCCGGGTATGTCGGCTGGTTATCAGACCTGCAAAACGATTTACCTCTTCCACCCGTTGGGCGGGAAAATGGTGGATCGCCCGATCAAGATGGCGATGAACGAATCTCGCACCGTTCACATTTCGCAGGCGTATGGCATTGAGCAGCGTCTCCGCGATGCGTTTGAGCGGGAGTGGAAAGCACTTGGCGCCGATAAGCATATCGCTAATGCGGCGCGCATCTCTCGCATTTACGGTGTTTCGGCGATCGCAATGCTGGTTGATAACCAGGAGTCGTCCTCAGCGTTGGACTACCGCACGCTGTATAAGCACAACGTGACATTCAACATTCTCGACCCGCTGAACACCGCAGGGAGCATCGTTCTGAACCAGGACCCGAACGCGCAAGACTTCCAGAGGGTCGACGGGATCAGAGTGGCGGGCAAGCCGTATCACAAATCCCGCTGCGTCGTGCAGCAGAACGAGGACCCGATTTATCTGGCCTATAACTCTGCGGCCTTTGGCTTTACCGGTCGCAGCGTATACCAGCGCGCGCTGTTCCCGCTGAAATCCTTCATCCAGACCATGCGCACCGACGACATGGTTTCCGTGAAGGGTGGCTTGCTGGTAACGAAGATTCAGGGACCGAGCTCAGTCGTTAACAACATGATGCAGAAGCTCAGCGGCATCAAACGAATGATGCTGAAGCGAGGGAAGACAGGCGAAGTCCTGCAGATAGGCGCAAATGACAGCATCGAATCCATCGACCTGAGCAACCTGGAAAAGCCGCTCGACTCCTCCCGGAATCACATTCTGGAGAACATCGCGGCGGCAGCTGACATGCCGGCTATCATCCTGAACTCGGAAACATTCGCCCAGGGCTTCGGTGAGGGGACGGAAGATGCTCGATCGGTTGCAGTCTACATCGACAATATCCGCGAATGGCTTGAGCCGCTGTATGACTATTTCATCCGCATTTGCCAGTACCGCGCCTGGAGCATTGAGTTCTTCCAGTCGCTGCGTGCTGACTTCCCGGAGCTGAAAAACACCTACAGCCTGTACTTCTCCTCGTGGATTAACAACTTCGAATATCGCTGGCCGTCATCCCTGAAAGAGCCGGAAAGCGAAAAAGTGAAGGTCGACGAAATCCGGTTTAAGGCGATCGTCAGCATGCTGGAAGTTCTTCTCCCGCAGGTTAACACGGATGATGAGAACCGCGCTCTGCTTATCGAGTGGGCGCAGACCAACGCGAACGCCAACGAAAGCCTGTTCCCGCAGCGGCTCGATCTCGATATCGACTCGCTAAAGGCTAACCGACCTCAGCAGCCGCAGGGGGATGATCCCAGCGGCGGGATGATGCTATGAAGACTTTCACGCGCACCGTGCGTGAGGCGGTGAAGTTCTTTCTGCGCAATGGCTACACCTCGCGGCAGGAACTGGAGCAATGGCAGGCCATCATCCGGCAGGCAGCAGAAAGCGAAACTGATGACGACTACATGAGCATGGTGTCAGATCGGTTGCGTAAGACCTATGACCTTCAGGTGAGCAAGGCTAGAGCGCTGGAGCGCCACAAGGGGCTTTCACGCTTCACGCTGAACTACATGGAGCCGAAGTTACGCAGCGAGCTGGATCGCCGCATTCTGGCCAGCGCTGACCTGATAAAGCTGAATCGCACTGCGGCGATTAACAAAACCGTGCAGCGTTTCAGCGGTTGGGCAACCAGCATACCGGTGCAGGATTATGTCGGTGGCGGTCTGTCACCATCGTCGAGAAGCGGGGTTAACTACAACTGCGATCATATCCAGAAGAGTGCCCAGCAGGTCGACTATGAAGCGCGCCGCGTGATGATTGACCAGAGCCATAAGCTGATCGCCAATATCGACAACATCATCGCGACGAGCAATAACGCGATTGCTGCCGAATGGCATAGCCACTGGCGTCAGGCAGGGTACGACTACCGGGAAGACCACAAGGAGCGTGACAAGCTGGTCTATCTCATCCGCAGAAACTGGGCGCAGAAAAATGGCTATGTCAAAGCTGGTCCCGCCGGTTATCTCGACGAAATCACGCAGCCTGGCGAAGAGGTTTTCTGTCGGTGCTACGTCACCTATCTCTACAACCTCCGCAGCATTCCCGAGGGCATGCTGACCCAGAAGGGCCGCAAGTTCCTGGAGTCCATGAAAGCAGCATAGGAGCATTAAAACGTGGCTATTTTTGGCAGCGGGATAATGTTCCGTCAGGGGAAGTTCGTCTTCCTGATCCAGCGCTCGGATGATGGCACATGGTGCCAGCCGGGCGGGACGATAGAGCCGGGAGAGTTAGCCATAGACGCCGCACGGCGCGAGGTGCTGGAGGAAACAGGCTATCAGTACGATGGCCCGCTGACGCCGCACAGCGTACATGGTGACTATCTGACCTACCGCGCCGACGTGCCGGAGCAGTTCGAAGCGAAGATAAACGACGAATCGCTGGCCGCCGGATGGTTCCATATTGACGATCTGCCAAAGCCGCTGCATCAGCCATTCGCTGAAATGCTGGCGCAGCAGGCGCTCAATGAAACCGACGTGGCCGCGCTCATCGCTGACGGAACGCTCAGCAGCCCGCAATATTTTTACAACATGTGGATGTTCGCCATCCGGGTGACCGGAACAGGGGTTACCTGGCGATCTGCAGATCAGGAGATGACGTTCCGTAACCCGGACGACTATCTCACCCCTGAATTTCTCCAGCGGGTAGCTGGCGTACCACTTATCTGGCTTCACCCCGAAAAAAGAACACTTGATAGCGACGAGTTCTCAAAGCGCGTTATTGGCACCCTGACAAATGCCTGGGTTGCCGATAAGGGCGAAGTGTGGGCCGTTGCGCGTGTGTACGACGCCGAAGCTGCTGAAATTATGGCAACAAGGCAATTAAGCACCTCGCCAACTGTGAAGTTCTCAGAGGTTGCTCAATCAATCATTGTCGACGGTCAGCCTCTACTGGTGGAGCCATCCCCCGAGCTGCTCGACCACGTTGCAATTTGTGAACAGGGCGTGTGGGACAAGCTCCTTGCCCCTACCGGTGTTAAATCTGATTCCATTCCTGAAGAGGCTGAAAAGATGGACGAGGAAAAAATCGTAGCGCTGATTAATAAGGCGATCGATGCGCGTTTGGCTAAGGCCGACGAAGAGAAGGAAGCGAAAGCCAAGGCTGACGCCGAAGAGGCCGCCAAGAAAGAGAAGGCGGACGCAGAAGACAAAGAAGCGGAAGAGGCGAAAGCTAAAGCCGACGCGGAAGAGAAAGCCGCGAAGGAAAAAGCTGATGCTGAAGCCAAAGAAAAGGCAGATGCCGAAGAGGCTGAGAAAATGGCAAAAGAAAAAGCCGACTCTCAAATCCGCCAGGAAATTGCTGAGCTTCGCTCCCGCATTCCTACCGAACTGAGCGACGAAGAGCGCAACGAAGTTGCAGAAGCGCAGGTGAAAGCCGATAGCGTCTTCTCCAGCTTTGGCAAGCGCGCCCCGATCCCGCTGTCCGGTGAAAAACCGATGGCGTATCGCCGCCGCCTGATGATTCAACTGCAGGAGCATTCGCCGGACTACAAAGCCGTCGATCTCTCTGCTATCGCTGATTCTCAACTGCTGAGCACGGCCGAAAAGCATATCTACGCTGATGCGCAGAAAGCGGCCAGCCTGTCAGTTGGTCCCGGTCAGTTGCGCGAGATTAAGCGCGCCGATGCTACCGGTCGCCAGATCAGCACCTTTGAAGGCGATCCCGCCGTCACCTGGGCGCCGTTCCAGTCTGGCAAGCGTCAGGTCACCAGTTTTAACAACCAGGCTTAACGGGAGCTCTGAAGCATGGCTAATTTATCTCTTAACCCGATGGCGACCACGAATGCCGCTGGTTCCTTCGGTGTGCAGTCTGATGGCTTCATTCAGGGCGTTGCTCTGGATGATCCGGCAAACCGCTTTAACCTGGCGTCCGGCACCGTCGCCGCCACCGAAACCAAACCGCTGTGGGGTGGCCTGCCGGTTGCCGAGTTGCTGCCCGGCGTGAACTCCAGCCCTCGCGGGTCGACTATTCGTCGCGCTGTGTCACTGGCCGAGCTCGAAGGCTTCACCGTCTTCAACCAGGCCCACAACGGGCTTACCACTCCGCAATCACCGGTTCCGCTGTATGCGTCCGGCATGAGCGTTTCATTCTATCGCCTTGGCTCCAACATGCGCGTTCCGCTGAAAGCTTCAGCGCAGGTGGTCGCGCTGGGAACCGCTGGCGCATCGGTGAAAACGCCGCTGGCGTGGGACTTCGTCAATAACCAGGTGACCACCGCAGCCGCGGCGGCTTTTGCCGGTGCTGACATTGCCACGACCGCTGTGACCTACTCGAACGGCGTAGCCACCGCCACCACCGCCTCTGCGCATGGTCTGACTGCTGGTCAGTACGTGAAGATCAGCGGCGTAGCTCCGGCGGCCTATAACGGCACCGTCGTTGTGCTGACCGTGCCGAGTGCGACAACCTTCACTTATGCGCCTGCCAGCGCGCCGGGCGGCTCCGCAACTACGCAGGGCACTATCGGTGCTGTGGCTCAGGCAGACATCACCCTGCCGGTGAAAGTCATCTCCATCGAGAGCGGGAACTCGAAAACTGTCAGCTATGACAGCGCTACGGGCTTCCTTACCTGGAACAACACCGACAGCTGCGCGCTGGTCTTACTTTAATCGGGAGCTTTAAATGGCTGCAATTACCCCCAGCTACACCATCGTCAACCCGTCGTATATTGCGCCGGAGTTGATCATTGGTTACCAGCAGGCGTCCGGTGCGTTCGAAACCATCGCCAGCGGTAACCCGCAGGTCCGCCTTGGCGTAGGCGACCAGTACGTTTATATGCGCCGCCTGGATATCCGCACCCAGGTGACCTCAAGCCAGTCAGGCAACGCCAACCAGCTGCCGAGCGTGGCGCTCGATGCGCGCATGATCTCCACCCCAACCTACCTGTTCCGCTGCCGTGGTATCTACGATCACCACGACACTGCGGCGGCCGGTAACTGGAACGTGGCACTGCCAGAAGCTCAGCGTCTCGGCATGCGTCAGGGCATCTTCCAGCAGTTGCGCTCTGCGCTGCTGTACGGCATGAACCCGGCGGGCGGCGAAGGTCTGCTGAACACTGCAGGCGCAACCACCGAAACCCTGCCGGCGGACAGCAGCGGCAATACCACTGTGCTGACATATGACCACGGACAGATGGCGGTCTATCTGCTGGGTCATGTGCAGGCCGCGCTGACCCGCACCATGCAATTGGGTCGCCAGCAGCGTGTTGTTATCCTCGGCCCGCAGCGCGTGCTGGGCGCGATGGAGATTCAGCAGATCGTTCAGCTGACCTCTTATCAGCGTCCTGGTGGTGGTACTGATACCGTCGGCGGCACCGTGAAAGAGGTTCTCCGTGGCGCGAATGTCCAGGTTGACTGGGTGTACGACGACACGCTGATCGGCGCCGGTGCCGGCGGTACTGACGCGGTGGTTATCACCATCCCGGAAGTGGAAGTGCCTATGGTCAACTCTACCGTGAACACCAACGAATTCGCCAAACTGAGCCCGTCTCTGGCGGCGAACGCCCTGATGTTCACCGACATGGCGGCACCGATGGAAATCCCGACGCCAATCCCCGGGGGCGCTATCGACGTGCTGTCAGAAATGCGCTCTACCGCTGGCTGGGCAGTCCGTCCGGAAGCTATCACCATCCTGTCGATGGCATACAGCTCCTAAAACGCGAAATTGAGAAGTGCTTAAGCCTCTGCATGGTTCGCTGTGCAGGGGCTTTTTTACGAGGGTAAACAATGAAACTGTACATCGCCAACACTACCAAGCAGCGCCACATCTTCACTTTCCGCCAGCTGGAAACCGGGCGCCTCCGCCAGATCCCCATTGAGCACGGTTCGCAGATGCAGGTTCTGGATGGCTCGACCGAAGAAGTCGAAGCGGTTATTCAGCATCATCAGGTTTACGGCCTGGTTGACTCAACCAAAATCGACCAGAGCCAGGCATTTGTCGGCCTGTGCTACAGCATCAACAAACCCGTTTCCGCCAGCGTTATTGAGAAAACCATTCGCGATAACGATGGCCATCTGACCCGCGGAGCTCATAACCGCCGGCAGGCATCTGTCGCCGCACTGGATAACACACTGCGCGAAAGTGGTATCGGCTACGAGGGCGACATGGAATTCAGCGCAGAACAGGCCAAGGGGCGCGATGACCATTCTGACGATCCGACTATCAACGAAAAAATTGTCACTCCGAAAGCCGGGAGCAAAAAGAAATGACCACCAGTCTGTCGGGATTTATCGAATTCGTTCGATCTGATATGGGCATCACCCCCGACCAGGTTCCCGACGACTCGCCGTCTTTTTCTCTCGCCTATGGCGGCGCCGTTGAATGGGTAAACCCGGACATCGCCTGCGTTATGCCGAACATGTACAGCATCGCGGTTTATAACCTTGGGGCGTCGTTTCTCATCAATTACGGGACAGAGGCTGTGTTTGCTGAGTTCCGTAAACAGTATGGGCTGAATGACTTCAAGGCCGGGGTTATTACTGGAGCCGGGGATAACTCTACCAGCGCCCAGCGCCTGGTCCCTGATTTCTTCAAAGACCTGTCGCTGGCAGACCTGCAGATGCTCCAGGACCCGTGGGGCCGTCGCTACCTGATGATCGCTCAGCAGTTCGGGAGCCTGTGGGGTCTGACATGATCACCTTTCATCTGGGCGTTATCGATATCCCCTACGAGGACGAGGACACCACGACGGGGAGCGTAGCGGAAGAGCTGGAAGCAAGGTATCAGATTATGCAGACGTTCTTTGACCGCTACGGGAACGATATCGCTGATCTGATGAGCAAAGACCTGGCCGCAGCGTTTGAAAACATGTTCGCTGGCGCGCCGCCGGCAAAAGACCCGCTCGCTGAGTCAATGTCCAAAGTTCACGATCTCTTTGTCGGCTTCCTCGATAACACCGAGATGAACGGCCTCCCTGGCGTTCCAACGCGCCGCGCGCTTGAGGGTATATCGAAGCGCTTTAAAGGCAAAAAGGGGCCGCCGCGCCCTTCGTTCATTGACACAGGAACCTATCAGGCAGCTATGCGCGCCTGGGTAAGCGGGGTGCTGAATGCCTTCCCTGAGTGAGTTACAGAACGCCAAAACCGAGCTTAACGCTACCCTGACGCAGGGTTTGGATGATCTGAGCCGGTTCCAGGTGGTGACGTTCACGAAGTACATCAGAAAGGTGCTTCCGCTCGATGGCTTCGTGTTCTGGGTGAAAGCCTCGGTTCTGTCTGACGATCCGAACAATGAGCCGGACACGGTGGATGTGAAGGGCTATCTGCACCTGACGACCGAAACCATTCAGGACGACGAGCAGTTGTACGATCGCAACGTGGTGACGTTCACCGCGCAGGCGGACATCGACCCGTTTAACGACATCGGGTCAGAGGTGCTGTACATCGGCGAGTTTTTTGGCGTTCAGTTCTCGTTCTCCCGACGTACCGGGCTGAATGAGCCGGCGAACCTGTACCACTACACCGGAGAGGCGATTTTCCCGCACATGCGGTCGCAGATCATCAACTCCGCAGATGACATAGACCTCTCTGACGTGGTGGTGTCGAGCTCGTTGCCGATATGGCTGACCCTGAATCAGTACATGCCGATGTTCCCGGCGATGCTCTCAACGCAGAACCTTTCGCCGCCGTATGCAACGGTGAAATGCAGTAACACGTCACCGATCGCCGGCGCGTTCTATCTGGACGAGAAGCAAAACCAGTATCAGCTGGTATCGGAAGATGTCACGCTTTCGGTCACCGGCCTGCGTAACGCCAGCATTGAAGACTTCGTGCGGTATGTGCAGGACTACACGACCGGAGATGCCCCGGAGATGGGGATCATGAATATTCCCGTCGTGCAGGATGAGCGAGTCACTCAGAACGAGCTCAACATCATCGCCATGCGTAAGACCATCAAATTCAAAATCAATTATTACCAGCAACGGATGCGTAACTTAGCGCGCCAGCTGATCACGTCTGCAATTCCGTCCATTGACCCGGAGAAATAAGTAAATGGCAATTGTTAATATTAACGTGTCGGTGACGAATCCGCCGAAGCCCTCGCAGTTGTTAAAGTCCGGGGCGATGATTTCTATGGGCGGCACGACGCTGAATGCCGGTGAATATCAGCTGCTGACCAGTGAAACCGACCTGGCCGACATTCTCGCACCGGCGAAGACTATCTCAACGCTCGCCTGGGATACTGGCGTGGTAACCGTCACCCTGGCTGCCGCACACGGATGGACTAACGGATCACTGGTCCCGGTGATCATCTCCGGAGCGACTCCAGCGGGGTACAATGGTGCCTATACCGCTACGGTGACAGGCACCAACACCTTCACCTATCCGCTGACGACCAACCCCGGCACCGCAACGGCAATGGGTACGGTAAAAACGGTAGTTCAGACCGAAATTTCCCAGATGAATACCTCGTTCTGGGCCCAGGGTAAAACGCGGGCTGTTTATGTGCTGGAGCTGGGTGATGTGGACATGGAGGCAGCTGTCGCAGCGCTGACAACCTTCATCGCTGAAGACGTCTCCCTGGGCAATACCTACCAGAAGTTTTTCTCCTATCTGGTACCGCGCGAATGGGATTCGGTTGCTGAATTTAAAACCCTGACGGGTCTCTATACCTCGCCGGGCAGCCTGGTTTACTTCTTTGTCACCTCGACGATCGCCACCTATGAAGCGTGGACTGCGACGAAAAACAAAACTGTCTTTGCCGGCGTCGAGGCTCCGGATATCCCGGCGAGCGAGTTTTCCATGGCCGGCCCGTTCCAGTCATCCCTGGCAAACGACCCGGGGTCGAGCAACATGGTGCCCCCGATGTCGTACCGCTTTATGTACGGCCTGACTGAGTACCCGCTGGAAGGCAACAGCGCACTGCTGAAATCGCTTCAGGACAGCAACATCAACTACATCGGCACCGGCGCCGAAGGTGGACTCAGTAACAAAGTGCTGTTCACCGGCCGCATGCTCGACGGCAACCCGTTCAACTACTGGTATTCGGTGGCATGGACGGCGATCAACCTTGAGCTCGACCTGGCGAATGAAATTATCAACGGCTCCAACACTACCGTTAACCCGCTGTACTACGAGCAGAAGGGCATTGACCGCCTGCAGCGTCGCGCGCTGAAAACCTTGCGTAATGGCATCAGCTACGGGCTGATCCTCGGTCGCGTCATTGACACGCAACTGACGCAGGAAGATTTCAACACCGAGTATGACAAAGGCACTTACGCCGGCAACGCCGTGATCAACGCCGTTCCGTTCAGTAACTACAACAGCCTGAACCCATCCGATTACCAGGAAGGCAAATATAACGGGCTGAGCGCCGTCATGACGCCGCGCCGCGGCTTCGAATCCATCACGTTTAACGTGAACGTAACGAACTTTGTAGGGGCGTAAAAAATGGCGAACCCATTAGTACCGCAGGGCTTCCTTAACCGCGTACGCGGGGCTCTTTCCGTCACGGATACACCGGCGCTGAACGTCTCGGCGTCGTACCTGGCAAAGGACGGCATTAGCCTGCGTCCGGACGGCCCGGCGACCGATATCATCCCTACGATGACCGGCACCGTCGGCAGCCAGGCACCGTATCAGCAGGTAACGCTGACTGTGCATCTCCTGAAAACTCAGGGGCTGGGCGAAAGCTACCGGCAGCGCTTTTTAACCGACACGTCGCTGGGTGAAATCGTGGTGACGCCGGATGCAACGACGTTCGGCAATATCACGCTGCTCAACTGCTACCTGGTCAACTTTAACGAGCTGGCTTTCAGCGGGATGGACCCGGCTTTTGTGGTAACCATCAGCGGCTATATGGTCACCAACGACAACATGTGGGTGTAATGCATGAAAATTGACAAGAAACTGAATCTGGTCACCAGCGTTACCCGCGAAGACGGCTCGATCGTATATCTGCACGTGACGCCGTTCCCCTATGAGGTGGTGGAAGAACACTGCATCCTGCTGGGAAATCTGTTCACCAAATTCATCTCGCAGGTTGGTGGTCTTGGTGCCGCCAGAATCGCCGCGATGATGCTGAGGCAGAGCCTTAAAGCGGAAATCGATAACGGCCGGACGGGCCCGAACATCGTTGATGAAATTCAGCGACTGACGGTCGTTATCCATAACGTCGGCGGCCAGTGGAAAACCACACCACTTGAGGTGGCATTCAAGCAGGGGATTATCGACCCTGATGAGTATCGCGAGGTCGAAGGCGAAGTGGTTTTTTTTATGGTTTCCTCTGCTATTCAGAAGGCAAACCTGATCGCGCCGACCGTGGGAACGGTGATCAAAATGTACGATGGGCAACTAACCTCATCGAGCGGTACGGCGTTCCGCGATTCGTTGCAGACGTCGAATCCGGATACCGATACCCCGACCCAGAATGCCCCGCCGGAAACGTCATTTATACCCTCTTAGACTGGGCGTCTAATGAGGGATTCTGGCAGGTGATAAGGGAGATCACCGGCGAGGAGTATGCAAGCCCGGCGCAGTACCGGCAGCGCTACCTTCTCGCCGCGCTCAAAGAAAGAGGTTTCTTCAATGGTAGCTAAGTCGATCGTCGACATTGACGTAAATGACGACAAGTTTGTCGCGTTTATGGAAAGGTTTCGCGAATACCAGAGCGCGCTGGATGATTTACCGGAAGCCTGGCGGGTAGCTGCCGTTGGTATTGGCGAAAGCAGCAAGCAGACCGAAAAAGCCAAAGGTGAGGCGAAGGGGTTGGGCGCGGAGTTTAATGCCGTGGCCGAGGCCATTCTGACCATCAACAGTGGTATCGATCGGCTCAATACCAACCTGGAAGACTCGAAGAAAAAGCAGGACGAATTCAACAAAAGCACCCGATCTGCGAAGGGCTTCCTCAGCGATGCGACGAAAGACGCTAAATCGCTGGCAGGTCACATCAAGGAAGCGACGGCCAGCCTTCTGTCCTGGGGTGGTATTGTCGGGATACTTACCGGCGTCCTGGGCGTTGGCGGCCTGTTTGGCATCAACCGTCTGGCGGCCACCACCGGCGCCCAGCGGTTTACCTCTCTCGGGCTCGGGACGAGCATCGGTGCGCTGGATTCTACCGCCATAAACTACCAGAAAGCGCTGGGTAACCCGGCGGGGACGCTGGGCGCTATCCGCGATTCGCAAATGGACCTGTCGAAGCGCTGGACGTTTCAGGCGATGGGGATTAACAATCCCGACCAGGACCCGGCAAAACTGCTCCCGAAGATGATCCGCAACGCGCGAGATATTTTCGTGCAGAACGGCAGCACGCTGCAGGGAGCACAGGCGCACGGCCTGACAAACTTCTTTACGCTGGACGACCTGAACCGCTTCAAAAACATGAGCGATGAGGAGATCACCGCCATGGAGAAGCGCGCGCAGCAGGATGCGCGCATGTTGCAAATTACCGACCAGCAGGCGCGGCAGTGGCAGGATTTTAACGTCCAGCTCGACTACAGCAGTCAGAGTATCAGAAACACGTTTGTGCGTGGCCTGGGTCCGCTCACGCCGCAGCTGAGCAAGCTGTCTGATGCGCTGTCAGGCGCGATCGATACGGTCCTGAAATCACCCGAACTCGGCAAGTGGATTGATGCGCTGGCCGGTGGCATTGAACGGTTCGGTAACTACCTGGCTTCGCCGACGTTCAAAAGCGACGTTGAGTCGTTTATGTCGGGCGTTGAGCGGCTGGGGCGCGTCATCATGAAAGTGCTCGGCTGGCTCGATGGCGGATCGTCGGCGATGGACGATATCAAGTCCGGGTCCTCATTCCTGAATAATGACGTCCAGACCGATGCCGGCGGAAACCACTTCGTAAAAGGCGGTCTCAGCGACCCGAACACTCCAGCATTTTCGAAATGGCTGACTCGCCACCTCTACAGCTGGAGCGGAACGGCGCCGAAGGAGTATGACCAGTATTTCCTTGATGCAGCCAAGAAATATAACGTCGACCCGCGCTGGCTTAAAGCCATCACCGCGGGGGAATCTTCTTGGGATCAGAATGCTGTCAGCAAAGCAGGCGCTAAAGGGTTAATGCAGGTGATGCCTGGCAACTTCCAGCCGGGAGAAAATCCATTTGACCCGCGTGACAACATCATGGCTGGAGCCCGAGTTTTCTCCTGGGCGATGCAGAGCGCGAATGGTGATCTCGACGAAGCGCTGCGTTATTACAACGGCGGAAGCCGCCGCGGGAGTGCAGAAAACAGGGCTTATCCCGGCAGAATCAGGGAGAAGTATGCTGAGATGTATGGCGCACCGAAGAACAATGACGCTTCGGGCGTCGATAGTTCAGAGATTGCCAAAAATACCTCGAAAACTAACCAGCTCCTGCAGCAAATCGTCGATAACCACGGTAATAGCGGTAGGGAGATCGTCGTTTACAACAACACGGGTGGGAACGCCATTGTCTCCGGCGCCCTTCTTAGCGGAGTGCGATAGATATGGGATTCACTCGCGAACTGTATAAGCTGGGTTTTGAAGTCTCGCCGGTGATTCTGTGCAACGGGATTGCGCAGAGCATCCCCGGAGGAATGCTACCCATTGTGGCTTTGACGCAGAGCGCGAGCTTTGTTACAGGGCTCTTGGGCGGCGCATTCAACCTTTCTGACCTTGATAAATATTTTTGCCACTGGAAGCCGGTTCAGGGTGGGACGATGGTCGACTACGACATCGCAAAATACCCGTTTGCTAACCAGACCGTTGCCGCTAACGCGCTACTTGCTCAGCCTTTGCGCATTGCGTTGATGATGGATGCGCCAGTAAATGAAAATACTGGAGCGATGACGAAATTCGTCACTCTCAGTGCGCTACAAGCTGTTCTGCAGGCGCATGCAAACCTTGGCGGAACCTATATCGTCGCTACGCCAGCGCTGTTTTATAGCGGCTGTATATTGCGTACGGTTAAGGACATGACCAGTTTTAATGAGGCTGTGCCTCAGCGATCCTGGTTATGGGATTTTGAGCAGCCGCTGGTATCTGAAACAGGCGCCGAGCAGGCGGTTAACAGTTTCCTGAGCAAAATCGATGGAGGAACCCGGCAAACGGATGCGTCATGGACAAACACTGTCGCAGCCCTCGGGAATACCTCTCTCGGCGGCACCGTGTCAGGCGCCGCGAATGACATAGTAGGCCTCATCGGTAAGCTGAGCGGGGAGTTTGGCCTATGACGACGGATACCTACACGTTTACCGGCAATGAAAGAGAGAGCGTAGCTTTTACTCCGACGCTGGATGGAACGGTTTATAACTGCCAGGTGAAGTGGAATATAGCGGCGCAACGCTGGTACATCCTGATCACCGACAATTCCGGCAATACCATGCTGAACACCCCCGCGGTTGGCTCTACCAATGGAACCGGTATAAATCTGATAGCTGGCGTTTTCTCCGGAACAACCATGATCTGGCGGGAGCAAAACGGCGTAATTGAGGTGACCAGCTGATGAGGTATTACGATTTCCAGATTTTTGACCAGAAAGGGAAGTTATACCGCCAATACAAAAGCCTTGATGCCTATGGCAATTATAACCCTGGATGCCTGATGGTGGAGTTCGACATTCAGCGATATGGAATGTCCACGCCTATAGGGTCAAGTCTCGTAAGGGTATATGGCGTCAGCATTAAAGAAATGCAGCAGGCAGAGCAAAACATGTTCGGCATGACCATTAAGGGATTTGTCGGTATGTCGAAAGGTTTGCCGCTGGCCAAATCCTCTCAGAGCGGGATGATTCTGGAAGGCATTATTCAGCAACCATTCGGTAACTGGCAGGGGCTCGATCTGTCTCTGGATATGATTATTACGGCTGGGGCTGGCTCAGTGGATAATCCGGCGAACATTACAATGCCGTGGAGCAAGGGCCAAAAACTATCTGTTGCGCTATTTTTTGCGCTTCAACGTGCCTTCCCGGGATACAAAATAAATATCAACATCAGCGACTTGTTGGTTCTGAACTACGATTCCCCGATTTACTGCTCGACCATGCAGCAGCTTGCGTCGAACCTTAAAAACCTTAGCCGTAGCATTATCCGTGATGAGAATTATCTCGGCGTGGAAATGGCCATGTTCCCGGGGAAAGAAATCAGGGTATGGGACAGCGCCGCTACTGAGAAAAAGAAAACCCCCATTCAGCTTGAATTTACCGATCTCGTCGGCCAGCCGGTATGGATTGAATATAACCGGGTGATGATCACCTGCGTAATGAGGGCTGATATTCAGGTGGGGGACTATGTGAGGATGCCTGTAGGCGCAATGGCGGTAACGCAGGCCTCATCATATTCTCAGTATCGCAGTAAAAGCGCCTTTTCCGGCGTGTTCGCTGTGCAGACCTGCAGATGTGTAGGAAACAGCAGGCAGCCAGACGCTGCAAGCTGGGTAACCATCTATGAGGCGTATGTGACGCAGGAGGCCTGATCGTGACTATAAGTCAGCGGCTTAACTTCGCCAAGAGCATGAACAATTTCGCTGAGGTAAAAATTGCCGAAGCGATGGAGCTGGTCGGAAAGATATTGCCTGCAACTGTCGTCAGCCAGTCAGGGAAAATGGTCACAGTCTCGTTCAGTCTGACGAATATCCCATTCACGTTGCCCCAGGTAACCATTCCACTCTTTGGCCCGGAGTATGTGCGCTATCCAATGCAGCCAGGAGATCGGGGAATAGTGATCCCTGCTGATACCTATATCGGCGGAATGAGCGGCCTGGGTGGCGGCGTTGCCGATCTGACTCAGCCGACGAACCTCAGCGCACTGGTTTATCTGCCGATCAGCAATACCGAGTGGCAGGATGTCGACGGACAGGTGGTGACGGTATACGGGCCGGAGGGTGTAACGCTGCGCGACAGCGGCAGCAATACTACTTTTCTCCTGAAGCCTGGCAGCATTGCTATTTCCACACCTGACAGCTTCACCGTCACCGTTGGCGGGACAGTTTTCTCACTGACGGGTAGCAAATGGAGCCTTTCAGGCCAGGCTGGTCATCTGCAGGATTCAGTGGCCAGTACCAGCCCTGCAATCATGCACGCCGGGTGGCAGTCGCTTCTGACCTGGCTTAACAGCCATGAACATTCAAACGGCAACGATGGAAATGATACCGGGGGGCCGACTTCAACGTTTAACGGGAGTATCACCGAGTGAGAACCTATGGCCGAAACTCTGAGGGGAATTGGGTCCTGGTGGAAACCGACGAAAATGGGTTTAATGACTCGGTGTATTTAACCACCCTAATCCAGAATCTGAAACTGGCGCCGCAGGAGTCACCCTTTTATGCAAACAACGGAATACCGGCCGCTGGGTCGGTGATCCAGCAAATCCTGCCGACGTATTACGTAAACCGTATTCAAAAACAGTTCAGCCAGTATTTTTCCTCGCTGCAGATTGCACTGATCAGCGACGACCCGCCTGTTTATAACATCTCGGCAATCACAAATGCAGGTTCAAAAATAATTACACAGGTGGCCGTATGAGCGATTTACCAGTCAGCTATACGTCAGCGGGCCCAGTACCTCTGACGGCGGAAGAGCTACGAGCACAGCTCGTTTCCCAAGCTATTGCGCTATCTCCGGGACTCACAACTGATTTGCCTGGCTCTCTGATTGAAGACGTGGCCAGCACTGATGTCGGCGCACTTATCGTCTGCGATCAGGCGAGGGTTGATCTGATTAACTCAGTGGGTCCGTTAAAGGCTAACCTCGCCATGCTGGAGCTTCTCGCGCAGCAGGCTGGTATCCCTGGGCAGAAAAAGGCTGGCACGACAACGGTACCGGTTCAGTTTTCCGGCCCTGCGGGATTTGTTATCCCTCAGGGGTTTATTGTTTCTGATGGCACACATACGTATTCCGTTAGTGATGCGACGATAATCTCGTCGTCCGGTGTATCTGCCAGCGTGTCATGCGAAGGAACGGAGGCCGGGACATGGGCGGTGCCGGTAAATACGGTTAACCAGATAATCACTAGCCTACCGTCTGATGTCACCATTTCCTGCACCAACCCGATCGCCGGCACTCCTGGTGCTGACCCGGAAACGAACTATCAGTTTCGTGATCGCGTATGGCAGGCGCAGATGTCCACCGTTCAGGGATATCCTGGATTTATCCGGCAATATCTCACCAGCCTTGATAACGTGCAGGCGCGCCTAGTTTCTGTCATTCAGGACGGGGATAAGTGGATAGTCATGTGCGCCGGCGGTGATATTTACGATATTGCTGGCGCGCTCTATAAGTCTGCGGGGGATATCAGCCGGCTGAAAGGGTGTTCACTGAACGTAACGGGGATCACGAATGCAAACCCTGGTGTCGTCAGCACAGACCTGACTCATGGTTACACTGACGGCCAGGTTATCCGCATCACTGGCGTTACCGGGATGACAGGCATTAATGACGCTCCTCTGACCGTGACGGTACTGTCTCCTCACACGTTTTCCATCGGGATTGACACCACGTCATCCGGGACCTGGGGAGGCGGCGGCGAGGTGACACCGAACGTCAGAAACAATACCGTGACGGTGAATGACTGGCCTGATAACTACGTGATCCCGTTCGTGACGCCATTGCTGCAGCGGGTCACTGTGACGTATCAGTGGGGGACAGAAAGTGTTAACTACCTGACAGATGCCACGGTCGCCTCTCTGGTCTCGGCTCCTACGATTCAGTATGTGAACGGCATATTCGCCGGGAAACCGCTGAACGTTAACAACCTGAAAGACGCATTCTTACAGGCGATTAACTCGACAATCGACATGGGGCTGATCAGCACTTTAAACGTCGTGGTCACCATCAATGGTGTGATTACGCCACCGGATGCCGGGACGAATATTATCAGCGGCGATAAGTTCAGTTATTTTTATATCGCGTCGGATGGCGTGATCGTAACAGGGGCGTAGCATGCTGGACGATATCATCCGGTCGTATATGTATACGCAATACAACGACGATGACAATCTGCGGGCATTTTTTACTGCGTATAACTCGATGGCGCAGGGCATTTATGACTGGATGGTTAATGCCAACCTGCCGATTTTCATCGGTGACTACAACACCGGAGACCAGCTCCGGTGGATTGCCCATGGCATCTATGGCGTTTTACCGCCGGTTATTTCCAGCAGCGATCAGCAGGAGATAGGCCCATATAACACCTTCGAATTTAACCAACTGGCATTCAATGAGTACCGGGTGATTGACCAGTCGAACCAGGTTGTTGTCTCTGATGACCTTTTTAAGCGGATCATGACCTGGAATTTTTACAAGGGGGATGGCTTCTATTTCTCCATCCCATGGATAAAGCGGCGTGTTCTGCGGTTCCTGTTGGGAGTAAATGGCACAGACATCCTCAACGACCAGCGATGGAGTATCTCGATCCAGTTTGTGGATGGCGGTATCGTGATATCCATCTATAAGGGGCGGCGTAGGTTCACGCGCAGCGCCATCTACAACGCATCGGCCTATAACTCCAGGAAGTACAACCAGAAGGACACGGCCTTTGTGATCACCGAGGATTTCGAGTTCGCCATTTTCTTCAAGCAGGCCATGGATAGCGGGCTGCTGCACATGCCGTTTTATCAGTCAATTAGCGTTGAAATAATTGATTGATTTTTTATCCCACTACTAATAAATTTATTTGAATTTATTTGATGGGACATGGCTATGAAATTATTTCCTGTAGTGCTATTTTTATGTTTTCTTTCATCTGGTTGCATGACTTCATCCGAGTATCATAAATACTTAATTGATAGGATTGATGAAGGAGAAAACCAAAAGGTCGCCAAAATATTAAAAGAAAATGAAGAACACCAAGGTGGTGAATTCTTATGTAAAACATTTGGCTCAGAATTTAAAGGCCTGAAACCAAATTCGGCAGTTAAAGTAATTGATGAAGTTGTTAGATTTAAAGTGTATGAACAAAACAACCTCATTTTTACAAGCCCTGAACTTTCCATAAATTCAAGAACCAAAGATAGGACGGCATCATTAGATGATGAAAATATTACTGCTAGTGTTTTCGCCGGTTACAGGGAGGATGGCGTAGGGTACCGGTATGGACTTAAGTTTGAAAGCAAAATAAAAGACGGTTCATTATATAAAGTTGTTTACGGAACGGCACATCAAATATTAACCCCAGTTTATGCAGGTAACATCACTATAAGTGAATGTAGAAAAATATAGAGCCTTTAATTTCACACTAACCCGCTTCGGCGGGTTTTTTTATGCCTATATCCCGGAGGAGACATGGCACTAACCCTTTTGGCTACAAACAACGCAGAAAGCACGCTGGCTTCTGCTATCAGCGCAACCGACACGTCGCTGATCGTTAGCGCTGGAACTGGTGCCGAGTTCCCTGATGCTGTGGCAGGCGAGAGCTACTTTAAGCTCACTCTCACCGATGCCGCCACCGGCTCACAGGTTGAGATCGTGAACGTGACTGCTAAGGCTGGAGACATCTTCACGATTGAACGTGCGCAGGAAGGAACACTGGCGCGCGCGTGGCTGGCCAATGATATGGTTGCCAACATGATGACGGCGGATACGCTGAACATTATCGCTCAATACACCGAGCAGGCAGCCGATTCAGCCGCTCAGGCCGCGCAATCTGCAGCGGCTGCAACAGAGTTTGCAGATAATAAATTCACGTTTCCTACTACCGCTGCCGGCCTGGCAGCAACGACTAACGGGCAGTATTTCAGAGTACCTCAAGGAGTGGATAATGATACGTCGTTTATCTATTACCAAAACAATTCTGGTGTCGCTGTAGAGTCTGCTGCTTTGCCTGGCGCGGAGTCGATTGCCGAGTTAAACAGAAAAATAACCTATGATGACCTCCAGTTAATAGGCACGTTAGGTGGCGACGACTCCAACGCTTGCATTTTGGTTGATCAGTATGGTGAGGTATTTCTTGTAGGGATTGGGGGGCAATCACTTCAGTATAAGCTGAAGCTTATCGACAAAAGAATAAATGTAAACTCATCTGGAAACATCCAGGAGTTTCAAGACTTCACGGGAAATAAAGTTGCGTTCTTTGACTCACTCGGTGGGTTGTTTATACCTGGCCTCGGGAATCTTTCCGTCCAGGACAAAATAAAGGTTCTTGAAAGCATATCCAGTTACAGCTCATCTCAGGCTATGTTTACGTCTATAGATAAGTTGAAAAATAAAGTGTCATTTGTGGATCAGTATGGCTCTTTGTTTCTACCGGGCATGAGCGGAGTGTCTTTACAGGATTCAATTAAAGGAATAAAGAAAAATGTAAACACTGATAGATCGCCATTCATAAAGAAATTAACTGACGCCCAGAGCAGAGCGCTGGAATTTACGGATGAAGACGGCAAGTATTACCTGAAAGGGTTCGGGGCCAAATCTCTGGAAGATCATTTTAAATCACTCAAAAATAGAGTTAACACGCTTTATAAGGCAAAAGCGATTTTTGATGCCTGGCTGGATTTTGGTATTGACTGGAACGGGAACGAATCCATCTCCCTGCAGCTGCAGACCGCAGTCAACTATGTGAGCAAGCTGCCATATGGTGGAGAAATCGTTTTGCGCCCTGGTGTGTATCGCCTGCATACCTATATCACCGCAAAACCTAACGTGACGATCCGCTGCGTTCCAGGCGCGGTATTCATGCCGATGCTGGCGAATGCCGCGTTTTATTATCGTTCGCCGCAGGAAATCTACCTCGAAAACTTTAACCTTATCGATGTCGAGATTGACGGGTCAGAACAGCACTCACCATCTTATGACGTGGGGGCAAAGGGAACATACCTGCAGTATTTCCGTCAGTGCATGTTCCTGCGCTGTAACGTTCACGACACCGGAGCTACCGGCATCGGCAACGATTATCCTGACCGATCTTTTGTGCTGGACTGCTATACCGATAACTGCGGGCGACTGGCACCAGATGGAAGCGGTGGAGCGTCCGGAATCGGTATTGGCCTTGGAGCCATCCAGGATGAGGCATTGATTGTCACGCGGGCTATAACCAGGAATTGCAAAAACTTTGGGATGTTCTTCGAACAGCAGAGGCTTTCTGGTCCTGGCCAGCCTTACGTCGCGAGGCAAATTATCGTGTCTGATGTGGTCAGCACAGGTAATGGTCACGGATTCGGTGATTGCGGTGCGTCAGGCCTTCTGGTCATCAATGGCCAGTTCAATGACAACCTGAAAACCGGTATCAGTATTGATGCAGGAACGCTGGCTAACAACGGTATCGCTCCCCGCCCGGGTAAGAATGGCTCGATGGTGAACTGTCAGGTGGAGCGTAACGGGGTGACCGGGCTCCATTATGACTCGACCAAAATTCAGGCTGATGGCGGCTATTCATTCTCCGACATGCACATCAACGATAACGCCCAGGATGCGATTTTAATCGAGGCTGGCGCTAACACCCTGGCGGATGTTCGCTTCGACAATATGGATATCAAAAATAACGGTCGTTATCCGGTGAATGTTGCCAGCGGAACCTTTACCGACCTCGACTTCACGAATCTTCGCATGCTGCGAAATGGCGGTGATACCGCGTTTAAGCTGGATGGAAATATCACGCGGGGCACAATTCATAATTGTAAGCTTCGCTCACAGAATGGCGCCGCAGCAATTACCGGCGGAGGTAATATCAGCAATTTCGACATTGCCGAAAACCAGTACACCGACACCAACAGCAACCCCATCAATCTTACCGGCACACTGACTAATGTCACTTATGGCCGTAACCCAGGACTGGAGTAAATATGTCGTTAAAAACTGTATCTAACATGCCTTATCTTGGTGATATTGCAGACCTGCCGCCTTTAACTGCGCCAATGCCTAATGGTGGCGTGTATTACGGCGACTTCGTTTCTGGCATGTACATTAATAATGTTCCCGTCCCATTTCAGAAAAATAAGTTATACGCAACGGTACTATCATTTGCCCGCAACTCACTTGCTTCATTGGTTAACGCTTCCGGAGCCCTTGATTATGCGGCGGTAAACACACCTCGTTTTGATCATCACCCCGTAACACTGGAGAATATAGGTGAAAGGGTCGAGAACTCCACTACTAACTATGCGTTAAGCGCTACAGATCAAACAGGGGCAAACTACATCCCTACTGGCCTGGCTGTGTCTTCTCCTTCAAATGGGTGGTGTACATTAACCGAGAGCACGGCTAATGAGGTTCATACCCTCTTAGATAATCAGAGCCAGATTGATAGCTCGCTTTATAATGCGATATCTGTTCTTGCAAAAGCCGGGTCTGCTCAATTTATGCAAATACAGGTTTTGGGCGCAGGGGCTCAGGCGTTTGCTAACTTTGACCTGAGAAACCAGAAAGTAACGAAAATGGGTCGTCTGGCATACCGGGCAAACATTTTCCAGTCGGTGAATAACAGCTTGCGCTGTGTGCTTTGTGTTAAGGGGGCAGGAAACACAACTGCATCTGTGAAATACAGCATCATTAACGACCCTTTGGCAGAGCCAGATGTTGCATATACGGGGACTGCGCGCAACATTCAGGTAAGCCTGATGCAGATCGAGAAAAATACTTACCACGCCAGCTCTCCATTTTTCCCGGATGGCGCCGTAGGTGGCACAACCAGTGCGAATCGCCAGGCAGATGCCGCCCGTCTGCTGGATATCCCTGCGGGGGTTAAATCCAACTTCTCGGTATTTGTTAAAGGATTAATGACGCCTGTTCCATTGGGCAATGCTGGCGGTAACATTCTTTTCTCACTACTGAATAATACCGCGTTGAAATATGTTGGATTTGGCCTTGGCGGGGCTGACAGTTCAAATGCGTTTCAGTCCCTGGCTGCGCACAACATTAACTCTGGAAGCACGCTGGCGGGCATTCCGTTTACCGGGAAAATGTTTTCTCAGTATGGTGAATATGCTCTGATGATCACCGTTAATAACGGGGTTCTTAAAGTCTATAGCGGCATGACGTCAGCACCTGAAACACTTCTAACCTCATGCCCGGCATTTGATTATGTAATGCTGGGACGCAATAGCTCAGTGTCAGGGTCTACCGTCTCGAACACTGGTTTTTGGGGTGGGTGGCTACAGAAAGCTGTGCTTTTCGATTCTGCGTTAAGTGACGCTGACATGATGGCTCAGTTCGATCTGCTTTCTTAGCAATAACTTGCGACAGAGAGAAAAATTGATAGCCACAGCCGGGCTTGATCTGCCTACATTATAAAATTACTGTATATAAATACAGTGTTTATCGGAGGGCAGATCATGCTTAGGCATTCAGACATCGCCGCGGCTTTCCGCGAGTCCATTTTGCGCAGTTCCAAAGGGTTCCAGTACCTTCACACCCGCGACTTCGTTACTGCGCTTCGCCGGCGCGGCATCCACTTATCCGAGGTGGAGGCGAACGCCTGGATCGCACGCGAGCAGACGTATTTCGTCGATAAGACGCCGGACCATAGCGAAAACAGGTTGTGGATGATGGCCAACATGGGGAGGGTTCTGTAATGGGCTTTCCATCACCCGCGACGGACTACGTCGAGCAGCGACTGTCCGTTAACTCGATCTGCAATGTCGGCCCAAACACGCTAGTTTTCGAGCGATCTGGTGGTTACGTTGTACTGGATATCTCCCTGAAGCCAAAGCAGGGTAGCCAGCTACTTATACAGCACGGCGGCGGGACGGAACTTGCCTCGTTGAGAGGGAGGGCGCTGATTACTGAAGACGGCGAAGCGATCGAGGGAGAATACCTGGACGATGTTACTGTCATCGGGGTCGTGATGTTTACTATCTGCGATGTTCGTTCCGATAATTCTATTATTTAACTGGGGTATATATGGCGCTGAAGCTATTAGCCAATAATAACGCAAAGAGTGTGCTCGCTGCGGGTATTAGCGCGTCCGCTACCGTTATTACCGTGGGAACTGGAGCGGGGGCTTTATTCCCTTCCCCTGTATCAGGGCAGAGTTATTTCAAATTAACGATAACCGACGCGGCCACGAAAACCATTTCAGAAATCATGCACGTCACGTCTGTTTCTGGTGATGTGATGACGGTAATTCGTGGGCAGGAGGGGACCACTCCGCGCGTATGGTCAACAAACGATATTGTTGCGAATATGATGACAGCCGGAACTCTTGATTTATTGGCTCCAATAGATTCTCCCGTTTTTACTGGTGACCCAAAAGCACCAACTCCGGAATTTGGTGATAATGATACCAGCATTGCAACAACAGCTTTTGTAAAAAGAGCAATTGGAAACGCTACCGGCAGACTGCAAAGAATAATAGTTATGGAATCATCTGGTGTGTATACGCCAGCAACTGGTATTAATGCTATTGAGGTAATTGTTACAGGAGCGGGAGGATCGGGGGGAGGGTGTGCAGGAAACAGCACTAGCCAGACCATATCCGGAGCAGGCGGTGGTGGTGGCGGAACCGCTATAAAATATATGCCGGTAACAGCAGGAACAGAATACCCAGTAGTCATTGGTGTCGGTGGCGCTTCTGTTTCTGGCGCTACAGGAGGGAATTCTGGCGGGAATACTACATTCAATGGCAACATTATTGGCTATGCCGGCGGTTTTGGTGCTTACAACGCAATAACATCTACATCAGGAGGTGTCGGTGGTCTGGCGTCTGGTGGGGATGTGAATATTTCTGGTGGTGCCGGATCTGATGGCCAGAGCGGTCCATTTCTTATGGCAGGAAACGGCGGTGGTACATTCTGGGGAAGTGGTGGACGCGCCGGATCTGGTGGTGGCCTGCAGGGATATGCATATGGAGCCGGGGGAGGCGGTGCTTATGACGGAGCATTGACAGGAACAGCGTACCCTTCTGGTGCCGGTAAAAATGGTGTGGTTGTCATTAAGGAATATTCGTGATGGGGCATGGATGGGGCATTCTAAATTAGTAAATTTCGCCAAATTTCGTTAACTACCGCCATTGATTGTTCTGTCCAACCATTGAAAATGGCGCTCCTGGACGATATTTGTCGATTTTTAAATTTACCGCGTCACGCAGTTAAAGTGGCGGGCGTACTCTTCAAGGCTGGTGATGCCAAGGCGCACCCATTTCGGGTGCGACCACTGGGGAAGCCCAATATAAATCAT